CAGCTGGCTCGAATCTTAATTGAATCGAGTCACGTCAGGGTAACGATTTTTATAGTTAATAAATAGTTAATTATAGATGGGCGAACTCTATCGTTCATATTCCATTCATGCGCAATCGCCCGCTTGCGGCAAATAAAGAGCGCCTGAGGGCGCGCATGTTTTCCCCACACCCCGCAAAGCGCTCCGCGCTGCAGACCTCTCCCGAGGGGAGAGGCCGTTTTCATTCTGGCCGCACATTTTGCAGTTCGGGACAAAGCCTTTCAATATCAGTCTCAGACACAACTAACTCGGCGTTGTTCGGATTTGGACGCGTCGGACGTAAGCCTTCGTAGGCTATATAGGAAAGCGTGAAACAGGAGTTTTCAGATCGCGGTTTAGAAAATTTGAGGAAGGTGCCATAGACATCCTCTTTGCCGTCATGCTCAAAATTTCGGCTCGTGTCCTCTGTGAGGGTCCAGTCCGGGTCTAATTTGTAAAGCCACGCCGTGACTTGATCAGCAGACGGTAAGGCGCTTGTATAATAGGATGCGGTACAATAATCTTGTCCTATGCCGTTGGTCGCGAACCGCCTCATCACATACAGCTCAGCGCCAATATCTGCGTCGCCGGAATAAAATTTAGCGGCAGGCTGTCGATGCCAATTTGTACCTTTGCGCAATTCGCCTTCTGGCAAATTGGCTAAGGCGGCGAATTTTCTAATATTTTCGTCTCCATACCCGTCACCGGAATTCATCAGCGGCAAGCAGAAACTGGCAAAACTCTGGAAGACAGGATGTTCGAAACTCTCATCTATATTTGATGATGAGGGTGAACAGGACACTAGGAGTAAGCTCGCTGCGGCAACGATTGATCTGCAATTAGATTGAAAATTTGCCATGCGTTTTCCGAACATAAAAAGTCTTTCATATAAAGGCTAACGCAAGAAATGGCTTCGGCCAAGGACTGCTTGTGGCAAAGACAAAGAACCATTCAAATCAGAAGGTCAGAGACTTATCTCAGCATAGAGATCAAGCCACGCTACATAGTCAAATTTTGTCATCATCGGGTTGGTGTTTGCCAGCAAACACAGAACCCGATGATCCATTTGAAGTTGGTGAGGCAACTCTAAAATCTACGCCTCGCCACAGACTTTAACGCATGGATCCTCCGATCAAGTCGGAGGATGACAGACCTAAATAATATTCACCCAACCCGCTCTCCGAGCGGGTTTTTTTATGCCCACTTCACACAAGGAAACCCCGCCCCCATGACACTCACCGATCTGTCCCCGCCGCCCAGCGCCGCCGTGTCCATCGACGCGGCGAAAGTCTTTCTTCGCATTGATCATGCCGACGAAGACACGCTCATCACCGACCTCATCGATGCGGCGACGCGGCAGGTTGAGGACCGCGCTGGCGTGACCCTCATCACCCGTCCGCAGCGTTTTACGCGCGAAACCCCCGCGAGGACGGATAAAGGCCCCGGTATTTATCTGACTCGTTCTCCCGTTCTTTCCATTGAGGCGCTGGAGCAGAACGAGATTTCGCTGCCCATTGATGCCAATTTGCGCGCGCGGCCTGTGTTCCTGTCTACGGGGGCGGTGGGTCTCGTGACCGTGGATTTCACCGCCGGATATGGGCTCACCCCTGCCGACATTCCGACGCCGCTCCGTCAAGGCGTTTTGCTCCTGCTCGCCCATCTTTATGAGCACCGCGCGGGCAACATCCCGGGCGGGTTTCCGATGATGGTCGATGCGCTGATCCAGCCTTACCGGGGGATGCGGCTATGATTGGGCACATGCGAAACCGGGTCGGGCTCTACACGCCGACCGAAGCGCCGGATGATTTCGGCGGGACGGTCACAAGTTGGACGTTTCAGAAAGCGATGTGGGCGGGAATTCGCCCTAAGGCCCTGACCGAGCGGCTCGAAAACGGGCGGCTCTCCGTCACCCAAACCTATCTCGTCGCCATCCGATATTTGCCGACATTTCCCGAACGCGCGCGGCTGCTTTGGAAGGGCCGCATCTTGCGCGTCGTGGCCTCCAGCGATCCGGATACGCGCGGCGAGAGACTTCACTTAATTTGCGAGGAGGAATCCCAATGACGACCCCTATGAATATTTCTGAACAGGCGGAAGCGCTCGCCAAAGCCGTCCATGCCGTATTGCAGGCGAACCCCGCCGTGCAATATGGTTTGGGCGGCACATCCGATGTCCCGCCGCGCCTCTATGACAGCGCGCCGGAAGATCCCGTCTATCCCTATCTGACATATGGGGCGTTGCGCAGCTCGGATATTGGCGGGGACGAGACGCCGCTGGCGAACCACCAAATGACCCTGCATCTCTGGTCGCGCTATACGGGGCGGGCGGAGGTTATGGCGTTGCTGGGGCAGCTAGGCCATGCGCTGGACCCGGAAACGCTGACCGCTGCCGCCACCGTCGCCGTGCGAAGCACCGTCTCGGTCTTTTCCGATGTCCTGCGCGCCCCTGACGGGCGCACTCACCACGGCTTGTTGCGGCTCTCCATCACCACCCACCCGAAAGAGGAGGCGTCAGCATGAGCGCACAGAGAGGCGGCGATATGCTGCTGAAGATGAAAAATGATACGGATGTTTATGTCACCGTCGCGGGCCTGCGGACCAAGACGCTGCGCCTGAACGCGCGGCCCGTCGATGTGACGGATACGAGCTCGCAAGGTTGGAAAGAATTGCTGCCGGGGGCGGGGATGCGCATGGCGGAAATCTCCGGGACGGGCGTGTTTCGCGATGCGGAGTCGGATGCGCTCATTCGCTCGGCCTTTTTCGACCAATCCGCGCAGGACTGCCGTTTCGTCATTCCGGGGTTCGGGATGATTGACGGCGCGTTCCTTATTACGGGATTGAATTATGCGGGCAGCTATAATGGCGAAGCGCAATTCGAAATCAGCCTCGCCAGCGCCGCCGTGCCGGAATTTACCGTCTTATGAGCGGGTTCAGGCAGAATGGTTACAGGGTGGGCGATAAAATCGTCCAGATTAACGGCCGGATGCGCCGCTTGCGGTTGACCGTTTCAAGTCTCGCAGAAATGGCGTCAGTATTCGGAGCGAAGAGTCCCAAAGACCTTGCGGATCATTTGCGCAATGCGACGGCGGCGGATTGGACCGCGGTGCTGCGCTGCGTGACCGTGCCGCCATTACAGGCTGATCTGAGGCGTGAAGAGCTGGTGCGGGTTTTGCCGATTTTATCTGTATTGATAACGGAAGGATTACGCGCATGAGCTGGCCGTTTGAAAGCTGGCAGCAGATCGCCATTCGCCGTTTCAATCTTCAGCCCGGCGAGTTTTGGGCCATGCCTCTGCGCGATTGGCTTGCGCTTTTGGATGGGGTGAAACCGAACGGATTTAACCGCAAATCGCTGGACGATTTAATTGCCCTTTATCCGGATATAGGAGCCAAAAAAGGAGAGAGCCATGAACCCGATAAATGATGCTGCCGACGCGTTGGATGACTTCGCCAGCGGGCCGGGTGCGGACGCCGCCAATGCGCTCGCCAATGTATTTGAACAAGCAGGAGAGCGCATTGCGAACTCGCTGGAACGGGCGGCGCAATCCGGGGAATTATCTTTCAATTCGCTGGCTGAATCCGTGCTCAGCGACCTCGCGCGGATAGCGGTCAATGAACTAATTACCGCCCCGCTTCAGGCGGGTCTATCGTCTCTGACATCGTCAATTGCGGGGACGGCTTTAGGAAAGTCCTCGCCCGTCACCGTCAATCTCAACATGGCGCAACCCGCTGGGAAATCGGCCGGATCACAAGCCAGCGGCGCACAGATTGCGTCCCAAGTCGCGCAGGCTGTCGCTAAGGCTCAAACCAGAAATTAGGCCAGAAACAGGAATGAATTAGATGACAAATTTTCACAATGTGCGCCTGCCCTTACATTTAGGGTTCGGGACACGCGGCGGGCCTGTGCGGTCTGTTGATATTTTGCAAATGGCCAATGGGAGCGAAGTTAGAAATGCGCGCGGACGCCATAGCCGACGGCAATATAATGCCGTCGCAGGGTTGAAGTCTAGAGAACAAGCCATTGAATTAATTGAGTTTTATGAATCAAGATTTGGACCTTTATACGGATTTCGATTTCAAGACCCCTTGGACTTTGAGGCGAATGAAGTCCTCGGCATTGGCGATGGAAGCCAAACGGAATTCACGCTCGTCAAAACCTATGGCACAGCGCCGCATATCTACACGCGGCGAATTACCAAACCTGTTTCCGGCTCTGTCCGTGTGAGTTTGGACGACCTAGAAACATCCATCTCCGTCGATCATTCCCAAGGCCTCATCCAATTCCAAACGGCCCCTGCCACAGGGGCCGTCATTACGGCCAGTTTCGAATTTGATGTGCCCGTGCGCTTTGCGTCGGAGTCACTGGATATTGTTCTCGATGATTTTGGGGCGACCCAAATTCAGGACATTCCACTGATCGAAATTCTATCTTCGGAGGCGGTTTACAATGGATGATGTCACAACACTCTGTTCACTTTGGAAGCTGGAGCTCACATCAGAGCTAAACCTATTTCTAACGGATCATGACGATATTATTATGCATGACGGGGACAGCTATCTTCCGCAACAGGCCGCCGACGGAACGCTCACAGAATCCCGCACGGGACTGTCCGTGGATAGCGGTGGATTGCGTACGTCGCTCACACTCCCAAATATCTCCGCGCAAGATATTCGGGGCGGCGTCTTAGACGGCGCGCAGCTTTCCGAATTTCGGCATGATTGGCGCAGCAGCAAAACGGACTTAATTAGCAAAGGCCGCATCGGCGAAGTCAGTTTTTCCGGCGATGAGATCACCGTCGAATGGTTGGGGCAGGCGAGTCTCCTCGATGCCTCCACGGGCCGCGTTTTCTCGCGCCAATGCGATGCGAGTTTCGGCGACGTCCGCTGTGGATTGGATAAAGGCAATTTCGTGGACGGTACAATTTGTCCAAGGAGCTTCGCCGCTTGCCGGGACCAATTCGCAAACACCGTCAATTTTCGCGGCTTTCCCTATTTGCTCGGCGATGATGTCTTGCAAGCGGGAGTGAGCGAGAGTGACATCCGTGATGGGTCGTCCCGGTATCGTGAGTGACCCCGTAACGCGCGCCGCCGTTTTGGCCAGTGCGGAAAGTTGGCTCCACACGCCCTACCGCCATCAATCCAGTGTTAAACATATCGGCACGGATTGCCTCGGTCTCATTCGCGGCATCTGGCGGGAGCTTTATGGTGCGGAGCCCGAAATTCCGCCCGCCTACACGCCGGATTGGGCGGAGGCGACGGGGGAGGAGACGCTGCGGGATGCCGCGGCGCGTTGGCTCATTCCCGTTACCCGCTCGCAGCCGGGCGATGCGCTTCTTTTTCGCATGGCCCCTAATGCGCCGTGCAAACATATCGGCATTCTCGAAGCGCCGGACCGTATTCTCCACGCCTATTGGGGGAAGTCGGTCGTGCGTTCGCATTTCGCCCCGTTCTGGCATCGACGCCACGTCGCCAGTTTCGCTTTTCCACCTCTTCCTTAGGAGCCTCTCATGGCAAATTTCGCGGCTACTGCGACCCAATTCGCGGGCAATGCGCTCATCCGCACGGCCAGTGCCATCGCGATCAATCAAGCGACGGG